AACCCCGCTCGTGCGAGTGTGCACTCGATAGGCCCCCCCCCACCCGAATGTGTGCCCGCCGAACGCGAGCTCGGGCCCGGTTCGACTCGACATCGCCCGAATTAAAACTCGGCGAGCGGAAATTCGGGCGGAAGCCGAGCGACTGTTCGGCCGAGCGCAGGTTCGGTCGTGATCGGCGCATGCTCCCGTGTCGCGCGCCGCCGCCGGCGATCGCATGCCGGGCCCGAACATAGGACCGGCCTCGGTCGCGTTCGGATGGCGGGTCCGAGCGGACTTGCAGTCGGCGCCGGTCCGAACGGACTGGCGGTCTTGGCCGGCGCCGGCGCCGGTGACCGAACGGGATTGCAGCGCGCCGCCGACCGAACGAACTGGCGGTCTTGCCTGGGCCGATTGCATTCGACCGAATGCGATTGCAGTCGAGTGGAATTGCGAATGAGAACTGCGTCCGGTGTTTGTTCCGAGTGTCGTTGCGGCCTGATGAAAGCCGCTGATGTGACCCAGACTACGTGCCTAGGATCTGCATTTCCGCTGGTCACCGGCTAAAATAGAAAATGTAAGGAAGAACGAAAGCGGATCGGCCGGCCGGCCGGATCGCGCGAATGAAAAGGAAATGCAATGCCCGCTCGCAAGAACACCGCCGCTGTTGCTATCGACGCCACCACCGACAACCAGGAGACGACCGTGACCGAGACCACGCCGACCGAGGCGACTGTGACCGAGACCACCGAGACCACGACCGAAGCCGCGCCGATTGAGATCTCGGTTACCGAGTCCATGCGGATCAACCTCCACGTTCTGATCGACGTCGACCCGTCCAAGTGGTCGATCGAGCAGAGCAGCGAAGAGGCCGACGCAGCGCGCGCCGCGCTCGTCAAGGTGCTCATGGCCGGCGGCTACGACGAGGCGACGGCGATCGAGACGGCTAACAAGGTCCACAAGCCGGCGACGGCGGCGACGGGTCCCGTCGCGGTCCGCGAGTCGGTCAAGGACTACATGCTCGCCGAGATGCGCAAGCTTGCGCGGATCGCTGAGGCCGGCGCCGAGATCAACTACTACGTGCGTCCGAACGCCGAAGGCTGAGCAATCCGAACGGGGGGCCGGGCACGCGCCCGGCCCCCGGACTGGGCCGAACACCACCACGCCACCACCAAAGGAAATTCCAATGCGCTACGCCCTGCTGCTGTCCGCTGTGTTCGCCGTCGCCATTCTCAGCATGATCTTGCTGCCCGTCGCGGCCGTCTGACATGGACGGCGCCGCTGATCATGCGACCGAACGGGCGCATGGTCGGCGGGACCGGTCATGTCCGCGTCCGAAGATCCCAGCGAGAGGAACCCTTTGTGACCGAAAGCGAAATCCTGGCGGCCTTCCGTAGCGTCAGCGCCGCCGACCTTGACGAGTTGCGCCTAGGCGAAGCCGATGCGCAATACGCCACGGACGGCGACGGAACGTTGTGCATCATCATGTTCGACGGCGACACTGATCACTTCGTCGTGACCGACAACATTCCCGCGTCCGACGACGGCATGATCGTCCGCTGCATCGCCGACGCGATCGACTCGGACGTCGAATGGTCGTTGCCGAACGCCGAAATGCTGCTCGGCCGGTCGCCGGCGCTGCGGGCGGCGGCCGAACTCTACATCAGCGAGCGCCGCGCGATCACCCGGCGGCTGGACGCCGCGATCATGGCGGCGCTGGATGGCGAGTAACGTCCTGCGGCGGTTCATCGCGTGGTTCCTCGCCGAAGAATCGGCGCCGTGGTCGGCGCCGCCGTGCGAGCGCAGCGCGGACGAGCAGCGGCTGGACGCTGCCGTCATGGCGGCGCTGGACGCCGATGGCGAGTGACTGAGGCCGACCCTCCCGGCGCATTGCGCCGGGAGGGACCTTTGCGTTCCCGCGCACGGCGGGCGGCGCTTCCCGCGGACATGCGCCCGGAGGCGCCCAGGACCGGCCCAGCGCGCCCTTTTGGGATGGATCGGCCATGGGCGCGCCGATGGGCGCCGGCTCGCCTGTGGCGGTCCTGGCGGCCTCCGTGGCCGTGCCCAGGACCCGCTCATGCGCTCGGGCGGCGGCATGGACGGCGGCGCGCCCGGCCAGGCGCTCGGGCGGGCCGGCCGGCGCGGTCGGCGACGGCGGCGCGGTGCTCTCGGGGGGGCCCCGTGTCGGGGGGGCCCCGTCGGGGGGGCCCCAACCGGGGGGGCCCCACGAAAAAAACAAAAAGGAAAAACGGAAGAAAACGAAAACGGAGACGGAAGTTTTCCGCCGACGTCAGCGAGATTCACACGCGCAAGCGGGAAGGAACCAACGACATGAGCAAGTGGACGCGACTTAAAGAACTGGGCGCCAAGGGACTGGACCACGCGCGCGACGCGGAGGCGCAGTGGCAGCGCAGCCGCAGCGACGCCGAGGCGGCGAAGCTGGCGGCCGCCGCCGGGCAGGCTGAGCGCTGGGCCGCCGAGCGCCGCGAGCGGATCGCGCGCGCGACCGGCCCGGACGGCGTGATCAAGGGACATCAGGCGACGTGGAACGGACGGGTGCTGTGGGTCGGCGGCGGCAACGTCGTGCACCCGAACGGCCGCAAGAAAGGCGTGTGGACGCCGGTCATGATCCCGCTCGCGCGGATCGCGTCGGCGGCGTCGGGTCCCGGGACTGTGCGCGTGACGGTGATGGACGGTCGCGAGTACCGTTTCATGGCTCCGATGGCGCTGGCCGAGGCGATCGAGGACGCGCTGGCCCAGTTGTAATTCCTTGCCGAAGAACCCGGGATCGACCTCGACGGGCAGCACCATGCCGTCGCGGTCGGTCCCGAACCGCAGGTAAGCCGACTCTTGCGGCGCGGTCGGGTTGAAGATCTCGATCAGCCACGCCTGGCCGGCGCGGTCGGCGTCGGCGGCGATCGCCACGTGCCGCGCGGAGACCTGTTCGGCTAGGCCGGGGTCGCTGATCCATTCCTCGTCGGCGACCTGGCCGCCGATGTAGAGGCGCATCCGCAACGCGTCGCGGGTCCAGTCACGGCACGCGCCGCAGTACCCGGCGTCGACGTCCTTGGGGTGATTGCTGACGCGGCCGCAGCGCGGGCAGGTGAACGACGGCGGGGGCGGTGGCGGGGCGGTGGTCACGCGTCACAGTCTCCGCTTCGCCCGCGATATGATCAACGCGGTGGTGGCGAGCGTTCCTCGCCGGCCCACGGGGCGCGGTTTAGCTGTGGTGGCGGGCCGCGCCCCTCTGCGTTTTCTTGCCCCCCGCTCCGCGCGCGGCGCAGACTGGCTGACATGCCCTACCGCGCGCCGACCGCATGCCGCCCCGGGTGCCCGCACCCGCGCGCCGCCTGCCCGGTGCACCCTCCCGCGCGCTGGGCGGACGGCGCCCCCGGCCGGCGCATGGCGCCGGGGTGGGGCGCGACCCGCGCCCGCGTCCTGGCGCGCGACGGGCACCACTGCCGCCAGTGCGGCGCCGAGGCGACGGAAGTTCACCACACCGTGCCGGGCGCCGAGTCGGAAGACCTGATGCTGTCGCTGTGCGCCGCATGCCACCTGCCCGTCACCCTCGCCCAGGCGCAGGCGGCGCGGCGCCTGGCGTCCTAGCCCGGTGACCGACCGCCGCCGGTTCCCGCCGTGCGGCCACACGTTCGACGGCGAGATCTGCATGAAGCGCGGCGAGCACCTTTGCACGCCGCGCGTCGCTCACGTCCTGCAGTTCTTCGCCGAGCTGCTCGTCCACACCAAGGGCGACTGGGCGCGGCGCCCGTTCATCCCCGCCGCATGGGAAATCGACGAGGTGCTGACGCCGCTGTTCGGGACGGTGGAGTACGACGCGCGGCGCGGCCGCTACGTGCGCCGCTACCGGGAGCTTTACCTGTCGACCGGGCGGAAGAACGGCAAGACGGAGCTGATCGCCGCGATCGTGCTCTACCTGACGTGCGCGGACGGCGAGGAGGCCGCCGAGGTCTACGGGCTGGCGCTGGACAAAGACCAGGCGGCGCTCGCGTTCAACGTCGCCGTGCGGATGGTCGAACTTCAGCCGGTGCTCAGCCGCCGCCTGACGCTGGCCCGCGCGGCGCGGCGCATCGTGGACCCGAAAACGGCGTCGTTCTTCGCGATCACCGCCGGGGACGCCATGGGCGCGCTCGGCCCCAACCCGCACGCCGCCTACATTGACGAGCTGCTGACCCAGCCCGACCGTGACCTGTACGACGCGCTGCGGACCGGCTTCGGCACCCGCGCGCAGCCGCTCATGCTGCTCGTCACGACCGCCGACAACAAGCCGGGCGGCTTCGCCGCGTCCGAGCGCGCGTGGTCGGAAAAGGTGCTCGATGACCCCGCGCTCGACCGGCGCCGCCTGGTGGTGCTGCACGCCGCGCCACCCGACGCGGAATGGACCGACCCGGAGACGTGGAAGCTCGCCAACCCGGCGCTGGGCGACTACCTTGACCCGCAGGTCCTCGCCGACGAGTGCAATAAGGCGATCGCGAACCCGGCCGCCGAGCGGGCGTTCCGCCAGTACCGCCTCAACCAGCAGTCCGTGCAGGCCGGCCGCGCGATCGACCTTCCCGTCTGGGACGGGCGGGCCGCGCCGATCACCGCGGACCTGGGCGGCCGCGCGTGCTACGGCGGCCTTGACCTCGGTTCCACGATCGACCTGGCCAGCTACGCGCTGGACTTCCCAGACGGCGAGGGCGGCCACGATGCGCTGTTCCGCGTGTTCGCGCCCGCGTCGGCCATGACGGGACTCGACCGGCGCACGGGCGGCCAGGCGTCGGTGTGGGCGGCTAACGGGCTGATCACCGTGACCGAGGGAGACGTCATCGACTACGAGGCGATCAAGGAGGCAATGCGCGACGACGCCGAGCGGTACGACATCAAGGAAATCGCGTTCGACCGGTGGGGCGCGACCCAGTTGTCACTCGACCTGCTGGACGAGGGATTCCCGCTGATACAGACTGGTCAGGGCTTCGCTTCCATGTCCGGGCCCACGAAAGAGTTCCTGCGGCTCGTCACGGCGGGCAGCTACCGCCACGGTGGCAACCCCGTTGCGCGGTGGCAGGCCGGGAACCTGATCGTCCGGATGGACCCGGCCGGGAACCTGAAGCCCGACAAGGCGCGCAGCGCCGAGAAGATCGACTCGATGGTGGCCGCCATCATGGCGCTCGACCGCGCGATACGCCACGCGGAGCCGCAGCGCGAAGACTACGCGGCGGCCGGTTTCTAGCGAAGGGAGGCCGCCCGGTGGACGCACCCACGGACATCAGCCCGGCGCGGCTGCGCGAGATGGCATCGGCGAAACTCGACGCGCAGGCAGCGCGCGCCGCGACGTACCAGGCCCACTACGACCTTGAGGCGGGGATCATCGCGCTGCTCGACACCGAGGAACGGCAGACGTTCCGGACGTTCCTCGCCGAGTCGGGCGCGAACTGGTGCGAACTGGTCGTCAACGCCGTCGCCGAGCGGCTCCAGGTCACCGGCTTCCGGTTCGGCACCCCGGAGCAGTCCGACGCCGCATGGGCGATCTGGCAGGCGAACAGCCTCGACGCCGACGCCGAGCTGATCCAGACGGATGCGCTCGTGCAGGGCAGCGCGTTCGAGCTCGTGCAGCCCGACGAGGACAACCCGACCGGCGTGTCCATCACCGGCGAGTCAGCGATGCAGGCGACGGTGCTGTACGCGCCCGGGTCGCGGCGCCGGCGGATCGCCGGGTACAAGCGCTACTGCGCCGAGCCGTGGGAGATCGGCGGCCTGTCCGGGGTGATCGAGGTGCTGATCCTGCCCGAGGAGGTCTGGACGTGGTTCCCCGGCGAGACCGGGCCGTACGTGGAGGCGAACCCGGCGGGGTTCATCGGCCTTGTCGAGGTCGTGCCGCAGCCGCGGACACTCAAGCCGCCCCGGTCGGAACTGCACTCGGCCATCAGCATCCAGGACCGCATACACACGACGATCTTCAACCGCATGGTGGCGACGGACTACGGCGCGTTCCGGCAGATCTGGGCGACGGGGATCAAGATCGCCCGCGAGGTCGTCAAGACCCCGGCCGGCCAGGCGGTCAGCGTCGCGCGCCCGTTCGACGTCGGCGCTAACCGGCTGCTTACCAACGAGGCACCGGACGGGCGGTTCGGGTCGTTCCCCGAGTCGACGCTGACCGGCTACCTCGCGTCGGTGGAACAGGACGTGCAGGGCCTCGCGGCGATCACCCAGACGCCGCCGCATTACCTGCTCGGCGAGATGATCAACCTGTCGGCCGACGCGATCAAGGCCGCCGAGGCGGGCCTGGTCGCGAAGTGCCGCCGGCGGGCGCGGCACATCGGCGAGGCGCACGAGGAAGCGCTGCGGCTCGCGTTCACCCTGACGGGAAGCCCGGCCGCGACCGACCTTTCCGCCGAAGTGATCTGGGCCGACATGGAAACCCGCAGCGAGGGACAGCGCGTCGACGCGCTGGTCAAGATGGCGACCCTAGGCGTGCCGCGCCGCGTGCTGTGGCAGCGCTGGGGCGCGACCCCGCAGGAAATCGAGGAATGGGAAAAGATCATCGCCGCCGACCCGTCCCAGTCCGAGACAAGCCCGGCCCCGGCCGCCCCGGCCGCCCCGGCCGCGCCCGCGCCGCCGCAAGCGCCAGCCGCGCCGGCCAGCGAAGCCGCATGAGCACCGTGGAAGGGAGCCGGCCATGACCGTACCCGCCGCGCTCGCCAGCGAGCCGCTGCCGGACAACGTGGCCACCGGCCGGGTAACCGGCACGTTCGCCTACGCGATCGCCGACGACGACGGGCGCCTTACCGTGCTGGCGCCGTGCACCGGGACGATCACGTTTACCGCGACCCCGCAAGCGTTCCTCGACGCGACGGCGGCGCCCCCGCTGACGATCCTGCCGCGCCCGTTCGTCGCCGTCCTGGACGAATCGGGCAGCATCGACATCACGCTGATCGCGACCGACGACCCGGACCTCAACCCGAACGGCTGGACGTACGCGGTCAGCTTCGCGATCGGGATGATGTACCGCCCGTTCTCCATCACGGTGCCGACCGGGAGCGTCACCGACCTGTCTCACGCGGCGCCCGTCCGCGCCTCGACCGGCGAGCCGGTCACCGCCGGCCCGCCCGGACCGCAGGGCGAACCCGGTCCCGAAGGCTCACCCGGACCGCAAGGCGCGACCGGGCCGGCCGGCGCCACCGGCCCGCAAGGCGACGCGGGACCGCAGGGCGCACCCGGCCCGGCGGGACCGCAAGGCGACACCGGGCCGGCCGGCGCCACCGGCCCGCAGGGTGCGACCGGCCCGCAGGGCGACACCGGCCCGGCTGCGCCCGCGTGGGAGATCCGCGCGCAGGACATCGGCGCGATCGCGTGGACGGCCAACCCGTCGCAGTACGCGCAGACCACCACCTACGCCGCCGCAACGTACGCGGGGCGGCTGCTGCTGTTCGCGTTCATGTCCGGGGCCGGCGGCGCCGTCACGCGGGTCAACTGCGCGGCGTCGCCTGCGGGAACGGGACTGGCCGGCGCCTACTTCGGCATCTACGACGCGGCCGGGAACCTGCTGGGAAGCACCGCCGACCAGAGCGCCGCCATGGCGGCAGCGGGGGTCTACAGCGCCGCGCTGCTGGCCCCGGTCACGCTGGCGCCCGGCACCCTGTACCGGGTCGGCCTGCTGATCGGCGCCGCGACGACGTTCCCGGGGTTCACCGGCTTCCCCACGCAGTCGGCCGCGTTCAGCAACGCCGGGGCGGCGGCGGGCAAGTACCCGTCATCGCTGGCCGCCGGCACCGGGTACACGGCGCTTCCCGCGTCGCACGGCACGCTAGGCCCGCTGACCGGCGGCATCGTCGCCGTAATGTCCTGAGCAAAGGAGAAACCCCCATGACCACACCCGCCGCGCCAGCCGGCGCACCCAGCCCGCCCGCGCCGCCCGCGCCGTCGCAGAACGGCGGCGCCCCCGCCGCCGCGCCGCCCGCGCCGGCCGCGCACGCGCCGACCGCCGAGGACCTCGCGCGCGTCACGGCGGCGCTCGACCAGGAACGCCAAGCCCGCAAGGACCTTGAGACGAAGCTGGCGACGAAAGACGCCGAGTCGATGACCGAGCACGAAAAGGCCGTCGCCGCCGCCCGCGCCGCCGGCAAGGCCGAAGGGGAAGCGATGGGCGCCCGCGCGCTGGCGGCCGCCGAGTTCCGCGCGGCCGCCGCCGGGAAGATCGCCAACCCCGAAGCGGCGATCGCCGCTCTCGACCTGGCGAAGCTGATCGGCAAGAACGGCCAGCCCGACCGCGCCGCGATCGCGGCGCTCGTGGAGCAGCTCGCCGCGCCGGCCGCCCAGCAGCAAGGCCAGCCGGCCGGAGGTCACTTCATCCCCGCCGGGCCGCGCCAGCCCGCGCCGCAAGGCGGCGACACTGACTGGCTCCGCGGTATCCGCCGGCCCAACCGCGCCGGCTAGCGCCGGGCATCGTAGCCGCCCCGGGTGACATTCGGCGCGTCGCCGCTGCATACTGGGCGGGATGCCGTGCGGCGTGATGCCAGCGGCAGCCGGTAGCCGAACCCGGGTGCTTCACGAGGCGTGACGCCGAGGCCAGGCCGGCGCAGTGGCGTGATGCCGAGCGCGGGCCGGTGGCGCGGAAAGCGGCGTGACCAGTCCTGTCACGCTGAAAGCGGAGCGCCAAATGACAACCCCAATCGCGCCGCTGGACTTCTCGGGCGTCATTCCCCCGGAGTACAGCACCCAGATCATCCAGGAAGCGGTGCAGCAGTCGGCGGTGCTGCGCCTGGCCAACCTCGTTCCCATGGGAACCGGCATCAGCGAGATGCCCGTCCCGACGTCGCTCCCGCGCGCCGGGTGGGTCTCGGTGGCCGGCGGCCGCAAGCCGTACGCGGCGCTCGGCCTCGGAACCAAGACGCTCAAGGCCGAGGAAGTCGCGGCGATCACCTCGATCCCCGACGTGTACCTAGACGACGCGTCCATCAACCTGTGGGGGTTCGTCCGCCCGCGCCTGGCCGAGGCGATCGCGATCGCGCTTGACGAGGCGATCCTGTTCGGGATCGACGCGCCGACGTCGTTCCCGCCCGGCGGCGTGGTCGACCCCGCGTTCTGCATCCAGAGCCCGCCCGGCTTCGATGCCGTCGACGGCGTGAACCAGGCCATGAGCGCGGTGGAGTCGCAGGGCCTGAACGTCGACGGGTCGGCGGCGGACCTGTCGGTCAAGGGCATGCTCCGCGGAACGCGCGACAGCCAGGGCGGGCTGCTGCTCGGCGAGGCGACGGTGGACGAGCGGACCGTGCAGACCCTTTACGGGGTACCGATCGCGTACACGCCGTTCGACCTGTCCGCCGTCGACAACTTCATCACCGGCGACTGGGGCGCGCTGATCGTCGGCGTGCGGCAGGACATCCGCTACAACATGGACCCGTCCGCAGTCATCGTTGACGACACCGGCAAGGTCATCATCTCGGGGTGGCAGGACAACCAGACGCCGCTCAAGGTCTGGGCGCGGTTCGCGTGCGCGATCGTCAACCCGGTCACGCAGCGGACCCCGGACGGCGCGAAGCCGTTCGCGGCTACCGAGCTCGCCGGGTGGGTTCCGCCCGTGAGCGGCGGCAACGGCGGCGGCGCGGACACGGTAGCCGCGACGTCCAAGACCAGCACCTCGAAGACGAGCACGGCGAGCGCGTAAGACCGTGAGCACGCCGTGCGTCCCGTGGCAGTCGTGGGCGCCTCCGCTGGACCCGCCCACGCCTGGCGGCCTGCCCGCCGACCAGGCGCAGTGCATCGCCGACGCCTACGACGGCGAGGACCCGCACCTCGTCGCGGCGCTCCAGTGGGAGGCGTACGCGGCGATGCTACCGCCCGCCCCGGCGGTCGCGTCGGTGTCGACCGGCGTGCAGAACGTCAGCTACTCCCCGGCGGTGCCGGGCGGCGCGCTCGGCCTCGCGCTGTCGCGCGCCGCGTGGCACCGCTCGTTCATCACCGGAACCCTGGTGTCGGTCCCCTTGCGGGCCGCGCCGGTGCTGCCCGCCCCGTGCTGGCCGGACAACTGGTGGGACCCGTGACGCCGCTCGGGCTGCTGCTCGGCACCGACACCGTGAGCCTGTACGCGCCCGCAGCCGACGCCGACACCCACGCGTGGGCGCTGCCCGGCGCCGAACCGTACTGGACCGGCCCGGGAAGCCTCCAGCTTGCCCCGGGCGCCAGCGACCCGCGCAACACCCAAGGCGGCGGGCACGGACCCTACGACCCGCACGCCGCGCCGGGCGGGCAGCTGTTCGTGCCGCCGGAATGCCCCCTCGCCGAGGGATCGGCGGCGCTGGTGCGCGGCGCCATGTGGGCGGTGTCCCAGGTGCGGCTCGTCACCGACCCGACCGCCGCGCCGGGCGACGGCATCTCGTGCATGAGCGCGACCGTGACCGCCACGGCGCAGTGGGAGGCGGACGCCGATGGCTGAGGTTGCCGTTTTCACGGTCACCAACCCCGAGGCGCCGTTCACCGCGGTCGACCAGAACATCGGGGCGATCGCCGCCGCGCTGTCCGCCGCCGCGTCCGCCGAGAGCCCCCGCGACACCGGCACGCTGGCCGGCGGGTACCGCACGGTGCGGAACGGGCCCGCCGCGTACGCGGTCATCAACGACGTCTCGTACTGGCGTTTCGTGGAGTTCGGCACCTCCCGGCAGGCACCCCAGCCGGCGCTCGGGCGCGCCCTTGCGGTGTTCCGCGCCCGTTACGGCGGCGTGTGATGACAGCGCCGGTCATCGCCCAGCCCGACGCGGAAGCGTGGATCGTGCAGAACCTCGCGCCGCTGCGCGGCGTGACCGTATTCGTTTTCTCGGCGGTGCAGCTCGGCCTGCCCGGCTGGCTGTGGTCCTACTCCGTGCAGGTCGACGCCCGCACCGGCCGCAAGGCCGCCGCGCGCTCCCTCGCCGAGCAGGCCCGCCAGATCATGCTCGCGCTGCCCGATGTCCCGTGGGACGCCGGCACGGTCAGCTACGCGCACGCCGACGAGGGACCGTTCTGGATGCCCGACGACGACGGCGGCCCGCGCTACTGCGGCCGCTACGAGATCCGGGCCCACCCGCCGCGCGGCGCATGGCAGCCCGCGCCGCTCAAGCTCCGGGCCGGCACCCCCGCCGCCCCCGGTCACCTCCGCATCCGCGAAGGGATAGCACGCAATGACAACCCCCGTCCTTGACCCGGCCGAGGTGCAGATCGGCACCAGCAACGGCCCCGGTATCTACGTCGCCCCGGAAGGCACCCCGCCGCCGGCCGACACTTCCTCGGACTGGGCGGCGCCGTGGCTGAGCCTCGGCTACCTGTCCGACGACGGGCCCACCATCAGCGGCTCCACCGACACCGAAGACATCCAGCCGTGGCAGTCCCGCGCGCCGATCCGCACCGTCGTGACCGGGCGCACCATGACGGTCCAGTTCATCATGTGGCAGCTCAACGAGACCACGCTGGCGTTGCGGTTCGACGCCGACGTGCCGACGCCCGCCGCTGACGGAAGCGTCTCCATGCAGATCCGCACCGACGAGGATCAGCACCTGTACGCGATCGGGATCGACACCGCAGACGGCGGCCGCGCGCTGCGGCTGATCTTCCACCGTGCATCGCTGTCCGACTCGGGCGACATGCAGATCCAGGCTGGCGCGGCGGTCCCCCTCGACGTCACGCTGTCCGCGCTGGACGACGCCGGGGTCCTGGCGGACGTGCTGCTCGGCCCGGCGGCGGCGGCCCCCGCCAGCGACGCGGCAGCCGCATCCACCACGAGCAGCGTGGGGACGAGCTCGTCAGGCTCCAGCCCCTCGTCAACGAAGTGAGCGGCGCCAAGCCGGAACTGGACCTGTTCGACCTAGGCCAGGCGGCAAGCGCCGCCATCGCCGAGGCCCTCGCGCGCCCGTTCCGGTTCACCTACAAAGGCGACCTCTACGAGGTCCCCAATCAGAAGCTGTGGCCGCTGTCGGCCATGGCCACCCTGTCCGAGCAAGGCGACATCGGCGCGTTCCTCGCCGAGATCGGCGCGAAAGACCAGGTATACGAGCGGCTGCGCGAGGCGGGGCTGGTCATCGGGGAACTTACGGTGCTGATCGAGGCGGCGTCGGCCGACGCCGGGGTCGGCAGCCTCCCAAACTCCAAGCCGCCTGCGCGGCCCGGTTCAACCCCGAGGTAGAGGCGGCGATGCTCGCCGCGTTCGGGGTCGACGTGCTCGACCCCCGTACCTCGCTGCGCCGCGTCCACGTGCTGCTGGAGCGGCTGCCGCCGCATGCCCGGCGGGGCGGCGAACAGTGGTCGACTGAAGCGGAGCTGCTCGCGGGCCTGACCGATCACGTGGCGTTCCTGACGTTCGTGACCCTGCGCGCGCACGGGGCCAAGTCGGCGAAGCGGCCCAAGCCGGTCAGGCGCCCGCCGCTGCGGGCCGCCGCGCCCGAGGCGGTGAGGCGTGACGCGAACCGCGTCACGCGCAAGGCGCTTCCGCCGGCCAAGGCGGACGCGCCGGTAAAAACCTCGAGCTGGGGCGCGGCGATCGCGCAGATAGCCGGGTCCGAGGGAGTGCGGGTGCGCCGTGGCTAGCCTGTCCTACGCCGGGCTGACCGTACGGGTCACCGCCGACACCCGAGCCCTGACCACCGAGGTCAGCGCCGCTTCCAAGGAGGCGGGCGCCGCCGCCGGGTCGACCATCGGCAAGCAGGTCAGCACCGGCATAGGCGGCGCCGCGAAGACTGCCGGGAAGGCCCTCGGCGCGGTCGGGGTCGTGGCGGGCGCCGCCATGGGCGGGTTCCTGGTCAGCGCGGTCAAGGCCGGCGTTGCGTACAACGTCCTTTACCAGAAGTCGACCAAGGCGTTCCAGAGCGTGCTCGGCAGCCAGAAGGCCGCCAGCGACATGATGGCGAGCATCACGGCGTTCGCCAAGACCAGCCCGTTCCCCCGGCAGACGTTCATCGCCGCGACTCAGCAGATGCTCGGGTTCGGCGTCGCATCGAAGAACGTGATACCGATCCTGTCCGCGGTCCAGGACGCCGTGGCGGCGACCGGCGGCAACGCCGACGACCTCAGCGGCATCGTGACCGTGCTCGCCAAGGTGCAGTCACAGGGCAAGTTCACCGCCCGGACCCTTAACGAGATGGGCACGCGCGGAATCGACGCCGCGCAGCTAATCGGCAAGGGCATGGACATGACTGCGGCGCAGGTCCGCAAGTCGATCACGTCGGGGACGCTCGACAGCCAGAAGGCGCTTACCGTCCTCGTCCAGCAGATGCAGATCAAGTACGCGGGCGCGGCCGCCGGGCTGAAGACAACATGGGTCGGCACCAAGCAGACGATTCAGGCCGCGATGCGCGACATCGGCTCGGCCATCGTGGAGCCGTTCATCTCCAAGGAGGGCGGCGGCCTCGCGATCGAGTGGGGCAACAAACTCGGCGTCGTGCTGAAGGCGCTTGAGCCGGCCGTAACCCCGCTGACTAACGCGCTCATGCAGTCGCTCGCCCCGGCGATCGCCTGGGTAAACAAGGGCATAAACGACCTGCTGGACGCAACGCTCAACTTCGCGAACAACGGCGTCGACCCGGCCGTCGCCGCGCTCAAGCGGTTCGGGGCGCCCGCGCTCGCCGTGAGCGCTGCCCTGTCGGCGCTGGCCGGCGGGACGCTGCTGGCGCAGCTGCCGCTGATCGGCCCGATCGTCAGCGGGCTGATCGGGCCGTTCCTGTCGCTGGGAAAGGCCATCGGGAAGCTGACCGCCGGGACGCTGCTGCAGCTCGTTCCCGGGCTGGGCGAGCTCGCCGGCGTCGCGCCCGAGGCGGCGGCCGCGCTGGGCGGGCTGTCCGCGCCCGTCGCGGCGCTCGTCGGCGCCGTGGCCCTGGTGGTCGCCGCCAGCCCCAAGCTGCGGGCCGCCCTGGTCGGGTTCGGCACGGGCGTGGTCCAGGCGCTCGCGCCCGTGTTCGCCGCCGTGGTGTACGGGGCAAAGCAGGTGATCCCGCCGATCATGGCGGTCGCGAAGATCATCGGCGACGACCTGGCCCCCATCATCGCCCAGTTGACCCCGCTGCTAGCGCCGCTCGGGCTCGCCGTGGGAACCGTGCTGGCTGTCGGGTTCACCGAGCTGTCATTCGCCATGAAGCTGGCGATGCCGGTCACGACCGCCGTCATCAACGCGCTGTCCGCGCTGGCGGAAATGGTGCTCGCCGTCGCGGTCCCGGCGATCACGATCCTGCTCGGCGCCGTCAACGGCGTGGTGCCGACCTTCGAGGCGACCGCGACCGCCGTAGCGGCAGCGGCGCAGGCGACGTATCACGCGATCCTCACCGCCTACGACGCATCGAACGCCGTGATCTCTTCTGTGATGACCGCCGTAGTCGGCGCCGTGAGCGCCGCCTGGTCGGCGGTGACCGGCGCCACGACGAGGGCCACGAGCGCGGTGACCGGCGCGGTCTCGGCCGCGTTCGCGGCGGTCGTCGGGGCGGCGTCCGTGTCCTGGGCGGCGGTCTCCCGGGTGGTGTCGTCGGCGTGGGCGTCGGTGTCCGGGGTGACGACGCGGACCCTAACGGCGATCCGCAACGCCGTAGCGTCGGCGTTCGGGGCGGTCGCGTCGATCGCGTCGTCCACCTGGGGCCGCGTCGTGTCGGTGGTGAGCGGCGTGCTGTCGACGCTGCGCGGCGTGGTGGCCGCCGGCGCGGCGGGGGCCGTGGGCGCGCTTCGCTCGGCGTGGGCTGGCATTGCCGGCGCGGCGGCGGCCCTGTGGTCGGGGGTCGGCGGCGCGATCGCGCGCGCCCTGTCCGGGCTCGCCGGGGTCGCGTACAGCGCTGGCGTGGCGGCGGTGGACGGGCTCAAGAACGGCATGTCGGCCGCGCTCGGCGGAATCCTGTCGTGGATCAACTCGCACATCCTCGGGCCGGTCCGCAGCGCGCTCAGCACCGTGACCGGCGGCCTGATCAGGAGCGCCCCCGCGCCCGTGACACCAGCGCCGGTGGGCCCGACCAGCCGCGTGCAGGCGGGCAGGCTGGCGGGCACGATCGCGATGGCACGCGGCGGCATCGTCCGCGAGCCGGTGACCGGGCTGGGCACGCGCACCGGCCGCCGCTACCTGATCGGCGAGGCCGGCCCCGAGCGGGTATCGCCGCTGCTGCCCGGCGGGCTGACCGCCGACGAGCGCGCCATGCTCTCCGCGCTCGGCGGCGGGCGCGGCGCAACCGCGATCAACGTCTACCCGCGCGAGTCCCAGTCTGAGACTCAGGTCGCGGCGGCGGTCGACAAAGAGTGGGCATGGGCGGCGGCAGGAGGCGGGTCGCGATGATCACGGTTCCGGTGACCTGGGACGGCATGGACCTCAACCTCGCGGCCGAGGACGACCGCGGGATACTCCGCGTTGTCGAGGACGTGACCGGCTGGTACGACTCGCCGCCCTACGACGGCCGCGACGCCACGTTCGTGCTCATGGACGGCGCGCAGCGCGGGCCCAAGACCGCCGGGCCGCGCGACATCGTGATAACCGGCGTCGGGCTAGGGTCGCGGTCGGCGCTCGCGCTGTTCCGCGATGACCTGATCGTCCGGGCAGCGGCGGCGAGCCCCGCCGACCTGGTGATCATCGACGGAGCGGGGCGGGCGATGACCGCGCGGGTCCGCGCCGACTCCGACGCCTTCAAGCACACGTTCAGCGGGCCGACGATGTTCCGCTACCAGCTCACCGTCACCGCGACCGACCCGCGCCTGTACGGGCCTTACCAGTCGGTCACGTTGAACAACCTCGGCGACGCCACGACCGGCTGGAAGTACGACCACCCCGCCACGGGCGGCCCGGACCCGGCCGTCCCCGCGACATGGGACGCGCCGATCGCGACCGCCGCCGGGGTAACCGGGCAGTACACCGCCGGGGCGTTCCTGGTGAACTGCACGACCGCGCCTGCCGTCGCCGGGGGCGGAGCGTCGGTGACGTTCGTGGGAGTCGCGACCATCAATGTCCCGTGCACGGCGGACATTCCCGCCGGGGCGCGCATCCTGCTGACGATGACGACCAACGCCGGGGCCGGGACCGTCACCGTCACCGACTCCAACGGCACCGCCTACGCGCAGCGCGCATGGACGGCCAACAGCACCAGCGCGCAGCGGAGCTGGCTTTTCTACGCCACCGCGCCCAGCCCCGGCATGACCGCCGGGAACGGGTGGATCAGCATCACGACGACGACCCTGGTCGAGGGCGCGGCGACGTTCGCCGGCCTGACCGGCGCCGGGGACATCGGCGCATCGGACTACGCCCGTGCGATCAGCGGCGCCGGGGCGGTCGCGTCCATCCCCACCGGCAACCCGCGCGCCCCGTGGGCGGGAAGCCTCGCGTTCGTGATGAACGGCGCGAAGCCGGGCACCCCCGGCGACCCGCCCGGCTTCACGCGCGTCGTCGCCGCGAACGGCACCGCCTCGCTCGTCGCGGCGTCCATGCTCTGGTACCCGCCGAAGATCGTCCGCGTGTACCCGCGCCAGTACGCCGGGACGATCGACTCGAACGAGGCGGTGCTGCTCAACCAGGGCAACGTGCCCGCGCCGGTGCACGCCGCCTACATCGGCGACCTCACCCAGTCACGGCTCGTCGCGCTGGCGTCCGGGCGGACGATCAACGTCGCGGCGCTCCAGGTCGGCGAGACGATCAACGTCGACACGTCCACGCTGGTCGCGACCGCGCCGGGCGGCGAAAGCCGCGCATCCTACGTGCTCGCCGGGTCGCAGACCCTCCTCGTCGCGCCGCAGGCGTCGGACGTGTGGTCGCTGTACGCGGCCGGCGGCGGGTCGGTCACCCTCACCTGGCGGTCAGCATGGCAGTAGCGAGACCCGAGGACATCATCCCGCTTCCGGGTTCCTGGTCGTTCTGGGCCGATACCGTCGTCGGCGCGGTCCCGCTCGGGCCGGTGACCGCAACGGCGTTCACGGCGTCGCGGGTGCTGTCCGACTTCGGCAAGGGATCGATCACCGTGCCCGCCATGATGCTGTCGGTCCCGAATGACCGGCTGCTGAACCTGTGGTCATGGCGGCTGTGGGCGTACTTCAACGGCGCGCTGATCTGGGCCGGGGTGCCCACCGGCATCGCCGACACCGCCGGCACGACGGTAACCCTGACGCTGCTGGAGCTGACCGGGTACCTCACCCGCCGCCAGTACGACGTGGCCGGCGGGCACACCTACACGCAGGTAGAGCAGACGCTGATCGCCGCCGACATCGCGCGCCCGCTGCTGGACATCGGCGTCGGGATCTCCGTGAGCGCCGGGCCGGGGTTCCTGCGCGACCGCCAGTACGCCTACCTTGAGGCGTCAAGCCGCGGGGAGCTGCTGACCAACCTGTCACAGGTCATCAGCGGGCCGGAGTTCCGCACGGAGTACAGCGTCACGCCCGGCACGGGCGCGCCGCATGCGGCGGTGCGGATCGCTTACCCGCGCGTGGGGTCGGCGACGGGGCTGGGCCTGGTGGTCCCGGGCACCGGGACCGACTACTCGGGCCAGTGGGACTCCGACATGCTGCGGACCCGCACGTTCGCGGTCGGCAGCCTCCCAGACGACGAGGCGGACCCGAACGCGCAGCAGCCCGTGGCCGTCGTTGACCGCCCGCAAGCGGACCTGCCGCGCCTCGACGCCGTTGACCAGTGGCCGGACACGATCCTCCAGTCGACGTTGCTGGAGCGCGCGAACACCGCCGCAGTCCAGTACCCGTCAGCGGTCGCGGACCTTACCGGGTCGGTCACCGTGGCCATGCCGCCGCTCGGCTCGTACGGGCCCGGCGACGACGTGGCGGTGCAGATCACTGACCCGCTGCTGCCCGGCGGCCTGTTCACTTCCGGCCGGCTGACCGAAATGGACATCGACGCGGCGGCCGGGACCGTCGCGCTCACCTGCTCGCTGACGCTGCCGCCGGCGAAGCCGCGCGACACCCTCACGGCCCGGCTCACGGCCCAGGACCGGCTGATCTCGGGGACCTTCCACCGCAACCCGGCCCAGCTCAACGGCTAGCCGGAAAGGAGAACGCGCCATGACAACACCACCAAGCGGCGGGCTGCTGACCTGGGGGCAGGCCGGGCAGTACAACGCGGTAGACGACCGCATGGTTATCGCGGCGCTGGCCAACCGGCACAACGGCATGGTGACGCCCGCCGTGCTGTCCGCCGGGTCCGGGCTCGCCGTCAACGTCGCGGCCGGCTGGCTCGCCGTCGCAAGCTGCGCGGACTCGACCCTCGCGGTCATCGGGTCGCGGGTCGCCATGAGCATCACGGTCCCGGCCGGGCCGGCCACCGGCTCGGCGACGTACCTCATATGGGCCGACGTGAACCCCGATGCGGCCACGTTCACACTCAACGTGATCACGTCCGCGCAGGCGGTCGGCCGCGCCGGGGTGCAGCTCGGCACGGTCACGGCGCCGGCCGGGTCGAACACCGCCGCCGCGATGACCCTCACGCCGACGCAGGCGACGTTCGCGAATTTTCAGGGGATCACGTTCCAGACCGATGCGACCGGCGGCCGCGCGTACCTGTACTCCACCGCCTCGGGAATGCTGTACGTCCAGTCGCGCATAGGCACCGCCGGCGGGACGCTGGTTACCTCGGTCCAGGACGGGCAGCACCGCGACGCCGCCGGGGCAGCAGACGGCGTGTCGTTCACGCCGCAGTGGTCAGTGCCGGTCGGCGACATCGTGCCCTACACGCACTACTCGCTGTGGGCGCACGGGAACGGCACCACCCCGGCGGCCGCTCAGTCCATCTGGTTCGACGTCAACGGACTGGGCGGGTACACGCGGGTCAACTTCGCGAACAACGCGGTACCCGTAAGCACCAGCTTCGCGTGGACGTGCGAAGCCCACCTGCAAGTCGACTTCGGCGGCGCCAACGTCATGTGCTCCATCAAGGCGACCATCCAGAACAGGGCGACGGCGGGGATCCCCGCCGTGACGATGCTCGCGTTCGACACGCCCCGGTCCCTCAACCCCAACGTGGCGAACACGCTCGTGATGCGGTGCAGCTGCGCATCGCAGGGCGGACTGCTGTCGGCGTGGGGATCGACGTTCATGCGCAACGGCGGGCAGGACCCGACCGGCCAGATCACCCCCTAGAAAGGACGCCACGGAAATGAGCGACACCCCAACGCGGGACGAGGATTTCGACCCCCAGCACCCCGACCCCCAGCACGAGGAACCGGGGGAATCAACCGACGACCCGCGCGACACCCAGCCGGGCGAGGGCACCGAGGAAAACCCCGGCGAGACCCCCGCCGAGCTGCCCGACCCCGAGGAGGAATGATGTCGGTCCCAGTCGTCACCCGCGCCCAGTGGGGCGCCGCGTTCACCATCCCCGGCGGCCGGTTCGTCGCCCCGTCCGCGCGCCGCTGGTTCGTCGTGCACTGGCCCGGCTCGGCGGTCAGCGGCGACGAGCGCGCCGTGGTGCGGTCGATCGAGCGGTCGCACCGGCAAGGGCAGGGATGGGCGGCCGCGCCCGGTTACAACTACCTGGTGGGCCGCTCGGGGACGATCTACGACGGATGCGGGCGCGACGTGCGCGGCATCCACTCGCCGCCCCGCAACACTGACGGGTTCGGCGTGTGCGTCATGATCGCTGTCGGCGAGCAGCCGCCGCAGGCCGCGCTGAATGCGACCCGCGCGCTTTACAACTGGCTCAACCAGGTATGCGGGCGGACCCTCGGCATGTCCTGGCACGGCCAGCACCACCCCACGCAGTGCGCCGGCCCGGCACTCAACTCGTGGGTACAGCGCGGCATGCCCGCCGCGACCGCTCCCGCCCCGGCCCCGCCCGGCCAGCCCACCGGCATGGCAGAGACCCCCACCTCGTCGGTCGCGCAGGTCAACCTCGTGTGGAACACCGTCACGGGGCCGGCCTCGCAGTTCACCGTGCAGGTTCAGCGCGGCAACACGGGCACCGCGAACGTCCGCACGTTCACCGTGCCGGTCCCCTCGGCGGCCCGCACGACGTTCACCGTCTCCGACCTCGCCCCGCGCGAGCTGCACCGCTGGCGGGTCTCGCGCGGCTCGTGGTCCGCCTGGCGGCAGTTCCGCACGCCATGAGCGCCGGGGGCAACGTGGGACCGCTAGCACGGAAGGACAGCACCGTGACACCCGACACCGACGACGACCGGCCAGAGCCGGTCCCCAACCCGGAACCGCCCGTCGAACGGCAGCATGAGGACTGGGCGCGGCCCGCCGACGAAGACGACGACGAGGAGGCGAGTTACCCGTGACCCTTAACCGGGCGTGGATCGCCAGCCCGAATTACTCAGGCCGCGGCGGGTCCGCCGTGCGGCTGATCGTGCTGCACACCAGCGAGGGCGCGCAGACTTATCAGTCGCTGGGCAGCTACTTCCAAGGCAACGTCGAGGCCAGTTCCCACGTCGGCATAGACAACGCGGTCCGAGGCACCATCGGCGAGTACGTCAAGCGCGGAAACAAGGCGTGGACGCAGGCGAACGCTAACCCCGTCGCCGTGGCCGCCGAGCTGTGCACCCCGTCCGGGGCGGCCGCTAACTGGTCGCGTGACTACTGGCTCAACAGCCAAAGGACCCTGCTGGACAACGCGGCCGACTGGGTAGCCGAGGAGGCCAAGGCGTTTGGTATCCCGCTGACCGTGCTGACCGCCAGCCAGGCGCAGGCCGGCGGGCGCGGCATCTGCCAGCACATGGACCTCGGGTCGTGGGGCGGCGGTCACTCCGACTGCGGCAGCGGGTTCCCGATGGACTACATCATCGAGCGCGCGAGCGGCGGCGGAACCGACCCGGCGCCGAAGGAGGAAGACGAAATGCTGAACGGCCACCTAGACCCCAGCGAGCAGGTATCGATACCGTTCCCAGCCGGGTCATTCACCCACGTCATGATGTACCACCCGGTCGCGAACGTGACCGCCCCGGTCAAGTGCACGTTCCACAGCAAGGGCGGCAACAGCCTCAACACGGTCGGAGTCACCGACAACGGCGTCGGCGGCCTCGGCTTCCCCCACGCGGACACAACCGACGTGGTGACCCTCGCCAACGGCGGAACCGTCCGCGTTGGCTGGACGCTGGTCAAGCAATGAGCGCGCGCGCCCGCGCTGTGCTCGCGGCGATCGTCACCGCTGCGGCGGGCATCGGAATGTCGCTCGGCTTCGACCTGCACGAGCTCGCCGGCCTCGTCACGACGCTGATCGAGACGGCGGCCGCGATCATCGCCGTCGCGTTCGCCGTGTTCGGCGGCAATCCGAAGGAACCGGCCTAGCATAGAAAACGGCCCGCCCGTTCCCAAAGCTCTGGGGAACGGGCGGGCCGCCGTTTGGGTCAGTTCATATCCGCCGGCGGCACCATCCGCGGCTCCGGGCGCTGCTGCGGTTTCGCGCCGGTGAGCGCCTCCACCAGGCGGTCAAGCGCCTCCACCACGATCCCCGACGCCTGCGCATCGGGTTCGCCGGGCAGCAGCATGTCATGCTCCGTACCGACCTTCCCGCGGACATGACGCGCCTGATACGTCACGCCATCGCGGTCGACGGCCACCGCGAATCGGATCTCCCGCGCCATCGGGTGATCACGAAGCCGGCCTTGATCCACGAACGCCTGCACGCGCCGCTCCTCCTGCGGGTCGGACCGGTCGACATCGACCCAGAACGCCTCGTGCACCAACGCGACCGCGTGCAATGACCCCGACTTGCCCGGCGGCACGATCAGCGCGCCGCGCTGCCCGCTCAGCGCCTCGGCGAGCGCCTCCAGCGCCAGCGACGGTTTCTCGTAACGGGACCATATGTCCGGCGGGATCGGTATCGGCGACAGAGTGACGTGCCGCCCTTGGACGTAGACCGTGAACACCTCGGGGCTGGCGTCCCAGCCATTCGGGCGCCCGACGTATTCGGCGAGCGCCTCCATCACGTCATCGCGCAGCATCACGGCTCCCCGGCGAACTTCGCCGGCGGGACCACCGGGCCGACCGGCGCCCGCTCCAGTTCGGCGAAGTGCCGGACCGCGCCGTCCGACAGTCGCGTCTGATAGCCGCGCTTGAGGTACTCCACGCACGTCGCGAGCGCCTCGACCGGGCTGTCGAACCAGAACTTTTGCATCGTTCCCGCGTCCGCGCCCAGCCACACGATCGCGGAGAACTGCGTGGTCGGGTCGCCTTCGAAGCGGGCCGGTGACTTCCGGCCTGTCGTGCTTTTCCTGGCTGGCATTTGCTACTGCTCCTGTTCTTTCCTGATCGTCTGCAGCAGCCGCGCGCCCCAGACCAGCGCTGCGGGATCATGCATTCGCATGGCTTGCAGTTTCAGAACTGCGCTCCCGAGTTGAGCGCGGTACTCCGTCACCTCGTCGGGCGACATCGCGCCGCCGCTGGTGACGTCGAAAACTCCCATGGTGTTCGCCTCGTCCGATAGCACCGTTTCGAGCAGGTCGCAGACGAACTCGATTTCCTGGGCGGTCAGCGGATCGGCGCTCACTTCGCGGCTTCAGCGGCGACGATACCGATTTCGCGGGCGTGGGCGATCACCGGCGCGGGCTTCCACAGTTCGCCCGCGTAGGTGCCGGTGATCGCTTCGAGCCAGCCGCCGACGAGCGACGAAAGCGCCTCCGGGGCGGACTGCACCTGCTCGACCCGGGCGGGACCGTGCGCGTCGATGACGAGAGCGCTGTAAAGGGGGGTGGTGGCGTTGGTGGTGGACAACTGAAAATCCCTTCCGACCATCGTTTCAGCGGGCGTTAAATGCCCTGCTAGATCGCGATATTCTAGCAAAATCATCACTTTTCGCATAGGTCCGAATACGCGATCGGACATCGAAAAGGGCCCATGATCAGGCTTCAAAGATGACCACATGACACTTGATAAGTGCTCACCTGTTAAAATAGACATATGTCTTATTCCGCCACCACATCAGGTAATCCGCAGCAACTTCGGCTAGTGCTCGCAGCGCGTAAGAGCAACAAGGTCACCGATGGAAACGGACGTGAACTCCGGTCGATCGGCATCGAAACCCAGGACGAGCGCGGACGCGAGTGGGCCGACCTCAACAAACACATCATCGTGGACGTCGCGGCCGACGTGAAAAGCGGCAAGGTCGCGCCGTGGGACCGCCCGGAACTTCGCCCGTGGGTCAAGGACCCGGAGCGGATGGCGCTTTACGATGGCATCCTCGCCACCTCCAATGACCGGCTTTCCCGCGGCTGCTGGGCCGACGAGGCGCGTATCCGGCTGTGGGCCGAGGAGAACGGAAAGCGGCTGATCATAGTGAACGGACCGCAGTGGCCGCCCCGCGACGCCGGCGACGAGTGGAGCTGGGAGGCGAACGCCAAGCACGCGGCCGCCGAATGGGAGCACATGCAGGAACGCATTCGCCGCGCGCAAGCCAAGCTGCGCGAGGGCGGTAAGTTCATGGGCCGTCCGCCGTTCGGCTATCAGTCGGTTGGCGTCAAATACGATCACTGGCTCGTGCCGACTGACGATGGCCGGGCGATCATCCCGGAACTCTTCGGCCGGGTTATCGACGGCGAAAGCCTCGCGATGATCGCCGCGTGGCTCTACGAGGTAACCGGTCGGCGCTGGTGGGCCAGTTCCATAAACAAGCTTGTCCGGTGCCCGACGTACATGGGGCACCGCTGCGAGTGGGACGAGGAGACCAAGACGTTCGGGCGCACCCTGTCGCGCAATGAGCCGCTTGTGAATGCGGCGATCTGGGCCGGCGCTAACAAGGCGCTCTCGAATCGTCCCAAGCACGGGCCGAGGAACGTCGAGAACCGTGCCCCCCTGACCACAGCCCTTTTCTGCGGCAACTGCGACGACTCGCCGATGTACCGGAAAAAGAGCGGCAACCCCGAGCAGTACCGCAAGAGCCAGTTTGAGTATTACTGGTGCACCGGGCGGGGCGCGGGCCGCAAGAGCTGCGGGAACACGGTGCGGCGCGATGTTCTGGAACCGGCGGTCGACCGCATCATCGCCGCATCGTGGGACACGCCCGTAAGGGCCCATACGGTTATCCCCGGCAACGAGGCCAAGCGCGACGCGCGGCTTGCGGAGATCCAGTTCGAGACCGGACAGCTAGCATCGATGGACCTTGAAGACGACGAGTACGAGCAGCGGCACCAGGCGCTGCGCGCTGAGCGGCGCGAGCTCATGAACGCCGTGATCGTCCCCGACACGATCGAGTACACCGAGACCGGGGACCGGTACGCCGCGCTGTGGCTGGAAGTCGAGCCGCACCAGCGGGGGCCGTGGCTGGCCAGGAACGGTTTCAAGATCCTGGCGACGAAGAGGCTCGTCACCGTGACGAACGGGGAGTTCACCGCAACCGAGGATCTGCCAGCCTAAACCGCAGGGGTTGACGCCATCCGGCTACCGACATTAGTGTCGGTAGCCGTTGGCGTTTGCGCCAGTTTCACCGCCTGCCGGGAGCGAGACACACCCCGGACGCCCACCGGACGGGCGCTAAAGCCCCGGCGTCGCCCACCGGACGGGCGTTAAAGCCCCGGCGTCGCCGCTTCGGGAAGGCGCGAAACACCCGAGATCCCTTTAGTTCCGGCCGCCGCGCGCTGTCTGCCCGCACCCTGCCCCGCTCGTGCGGGCGCCTTCGGGGCGCGCGCGGCGGCCGGTCAGCGATCTTGTGGAGACGGGTCTGATGACTGCCACCGCGCCCGATGACGCCGGGCGCCTGTACGACCACGCGAAACTGCGGCAGTGGCGCGACGACGCCGGGCTGTCGCGCGAACAGGTATGGCTCGAAGTCGGCGTGTCCGTCGCCTGGCTCGCCGAGCTTGAGCACGGGCGCACCGCGCGCGCGCCGAGCCTCGGACTGCTGGTGCGGCTTGCGCAGTTCTACGGGCACCAGCCCGGCGAGCTGCTCGGGGCAGCGCCGTGATCCGCCTCAAGGCCCCGCTGGCTTGCCCCGAGTGCGGCGCCAAGGTCACCGGCGAATGGGACGCCGAAATCAAGACCAGCGACCAGGCATGCCGGTGCGGGCACGTCTTCGCGGCGACGTGGCCGGGGTTCCCCTTCAAGCCGCTGACGGTCACCGCCCCGGACCTTGCGGCTGCACGTGCGGTCGCGCGCGCGATCGCGGTCAGTGCAGATGCACGTTCCGTTTCGCATGCACCGTCGCATGAGAATCCGCAGGTGAAAGCCCGCTTTTCGGGCCAATCGGGCACTGAGGGGGGTGCAATCGATTGATCAACACTTACCAGATCGATAGATTTCAGTATCCCGAGGTGGAGGCCGGTTCCGCTTTTGGCCGCACGGTGCTTCTGTGGAACGAAATACCTGGTTACGGCTGGTTGGACACGCGATGACCGTGAAGCGACGAAAGTACGGTACCGGTCACGCGTACTACGTGGACGGCGCGAAGGTGCCCGGCGTCACGACGGTGCTGGGCGCGACGATGCCAAAGTCGGGGCTCACCGACTGGGCCGCCCGCAAGGCCGCCGACGAAGCCATCGACTACTGGGACGAGCTCGCCGGGCTGCGCCTGTCCGAGCGCCACGAGCGGCTGCACCACGCCTACCGCCATGACCGCGACAAGGCCGCCAAGCGCGGCACCGAGATCCACAAGATCGCGGGCGCCCAGGTGCAAGGCGAAAACCCGCTCGTGCCCGAGGAACTGCAGGGGCACGTCGAGGCGTACCGCGATTTCCTCGACACCGTTGAGCCGGTGCCGCTGATCGGCGGGATCGAACTCGTCGTAGCGAGCCGCACGCACCGTTACTGCGGCACCGCGGACCTGGTGGCCGACCTGCCCGCGCTCACCGTCGACCTTGACCACATCCCCGCGTGCCGGTGGCTGCTCGAACTGAAGTCGACCCGTTCGGGGATCTGGCCTGAGTCAGCCTTGCAGGCGTCCGCGTACACCAACGCGGAGGTGTTCGTGGACCCCGCGCACCCCGACGACGAGCGTCCCATGGAGTGGCTCGGCATCCAGCGCTGCGGCGTGGTGTGGATCCGCTCGGACGCGTGGGAGTTGCGCCCGGTCGATACCGGCCCGTCGACGTTCGACTACTTCACTCACCTGCGGTGGCTCTACGACCGCGCCGACACCACCGACGGGTGGATCGGCGGGAGCGCCGCCCCGGCTCCGGCAGAGCTGGAGCCGGCCTAAAGACGCGGCAAGGGCGGGCCCGCCCGAACTGGCCTGGCTGGCGTACCCGTCGGCTTGCCGCTAACCCGGCCCATCCCGAAGGACGAGAGGAGTTGCCCCGAGATGAACAACCCCACTATAGCTAGGGCGGCGCCCTGATGGCCGCCCGAGCACCCCGCGACCAGGCCCCCGGGATCATGTCGCTGCGCGGCTGGGCAGAGGAGGCCCAGGCCGCAGCCGGTATCGCGAAGGCCCTCGCGCCCACCGCATTCGTGCCCGATCACCTGCGGGTGTGGACCAACCCGCAAGAACGCGACCCGTCCAAGCGCGTCCTTGACCTTGAATCCACCGTCGCGCAGATCAGCGCGGTGCTGCTGGCCGGCCAGGAACTCGAGTTCGGGCCGATGGCATCGCTGCGCGCGTTCGTCATCATCCGCGGGACCGTCGCAATGTACGCGATCGCCGCGCGGGCGCTGCTGCTCCGTCACGGCCATGAGATCGTCGTGGTGGAACCGACCAGCGTCCGCGCCATCGTGCGCGGGCGGCGCGCCGGGACCGATGACTGGCAGTTTTCGACATGGGACCTCGACCGGGCGAAGCAGGCGGGGCTCTATCCCGGCCACCCGGACGGCAACTGGCGCAAGCAAACCAAGTCGATGCTCGTCGCGCGGGCCACCGCCGAGGTCTGCCGCTGGATCGCGGCAGACGCCATGCTCGGCCTCCCGCTGCTCGCCGAGGAAGTAGAGGACGGCGACGCGGGCAGCGAGGCAGCGCCCGACGCCGCGACCCCCGAATCCGGCGACGACCGGCCGGCGTCGCGCGGGTCGCGCCGCCGCACCACAGCGGCGCGCGCCGCGCTGCCCGCCGCCCCGCCGCTGACCGTGCCCGATCAGCGGCCGCCGCCCGAACCGGAGTCAACCCAGCCGCCGCCCGGCACGCCCCGGCCCACCAGGTCGCAGCTGAACAAGCTTCACGCGGCGTTGAAAGACATCCAGATCACCGGCCCCGAGGAAGGGCTGGCGCTGGTGTCGACGTGGGCGGGCCGCAAGGTCACCTCGACCGGCCACCTCACCCGCGACGAGATCGACGTCGTGCTCAAGCGCCTCGATGCGCTCCGGGCGGTCCGCGACAGCGACCGCCGCGAGGACGAGCCCGACGAACCGCCCGCCGAACCGCCTCCCGACGAACCCGGACAGGAGGGAACCACCGATGCCGGGACTGACCAATGACGACCTGGAGATGATCGAGAAGCGCGCGGACCTGTGCTTCAACTACGACGACCGGGGCGCGCTGCAAGCTGAGCACGTCGCCGCCCTGATCGCCGAGGTCCGCGACCTGTGGAAGCTGCGGGTGCACCTGATCGCGCTGAACCGGCAGGGACTCAACCGCATCGCGGCGCTCGGTGAGCCGGTCCGCGACGACCCGGACATTAACCCGCCGTGACCCCCGGACGGCCGCGCGGGGAAACGCCACCCCTGTTCCCCCGCGCGGTCTGGGCCGTCGCGCCCGCGCATCGCGTCCACGGGCGCGGGCGCGCCGGCCGCCAATCTCCCCCAGCACCGCCACCACGAGGAAGTGAAGCAATGCCCACCGTCAAGACGAACGCAGTTCTGCCCAAGGGAGACGAGAACGGCCTCTACGCCATCGCCGCCGAGCTGATCGCCGACCCCAAGCGGTACCGCGCCGTGATCGCCATCGTGGACTGCCGCCGCGTCACGATCGACAGCGACAACGGCGAAGAGGCCGCCACGATCCGGATACGCCGCGCGGAGGTGGTGCTTCCCGCGGACCTGATGGCGGCCGAGAAGCTGATCCGCCGCGCGCTGGAGTTCCGCACCGGTCAGACCACGCTGCCGCTCGACCTCGAAGACGAGATCGAGCAGACCTTCAAGGACATGCCCGACCCGCTGTCACCCGAGGAGCCCGGCGCGGGCGAGAGCGGAACGGAACCGGAGCCGTGAGGGGCCGCTGGTACGTCGTCAAGACGCGGGACGACTGGGCCGCCCAGGTCCGCGATGCGATGGACCGCATAACCGCGATGAACGGCGGCGCCGACCCGGTGACGATCCGCGCTGCCTACGACGTCGACCCGGCCCAGTTCGGGCGAATGATCGAAGGCATGCTCGCGCTCGGCGCGGAAGTCTCCGACGAGCTGATCGACCTGGCCGGCCTGCACGACGTCGGGGACATCATATGAACGCCCTGGCCGGCGGACAGCGCAAGGACCGCGCCGCCGAGCTGCCCGCCGCCGAGGCCCGGTTGCGCGATCTGCTCGCCGAGGCGCACGGCGCGATCCGCGACATGGACCGGCTGATCCGCGAGCACCGCGCGCTCATGGCCGATACCGCGCACGCCGCCCAGGATGCCGCGTTCCGCGCCGGGTGCGAGGAGATCAACCGGTTCTCGGCGCACTTCCAGCGGCAGATGAACGACGCCGCCGAGGAACTCAACCAGGCGGTCAGGGGCGCCCGGGAACAGGTCGCCGATGCGATCACCCCGACCAAACTGGTGGTCGACGCGAACGGCGGCGTAACGATCGAGTTCGGCGGTGACCTGTTCGACTCCGCGATTCCGGTCGCGAACATCGACCTTCCGCGCTCGGTGCCATCGTGAGCGCCGACGACCCCGGCGTCTGCCGGTGCCGTCATGAGCGCGGCGTCCACGTCGACGGGCGCGCGCCCGGCTCAACGCACTGCGCGATGTGCAGCTGCATCAGGTACCGGCCGCTGCGTCAGCGCAAGGGCCGCAAGGGCCAGCCGGTCCGGGGAGGCAAGCGGTGGATGTGATCGAGATGCGGCAGCGCATCATCGCCGGCGCCAACCTGGTCGGGCGGTCCGGGGCGCGTAATTTCGAGATCGGCTACCTGCACGAGGGCGTGCCCTCGCACGAGGCGGCGTGGTTCGCTCAGGCGCGGTTCCGTGGCGGCCTGGTCGTCGTGGAGGACTATCCCAGCCCCGTCGAAGCGATAGAGGCGCTCGTGCGGCGGCTGCTGACCGGCGCGCGGTGCCGCTGCGGGAGCCTCGTCTCCCTCACCGACGAGTGCGCGTTCGCGTTCGAGGACCCCACGATGGCGGACGGCTCGAAATTCCCCGTCGAAGAGGCCGAAGCGGCGGGACTGTGCCGCTGGCAGCGCAAGGGAGCGCGCTGGGTCTCGGCGTGCGGACAAGGAGAGTACCCGTCATGACGCAGCCGCGGCTTTCGCCGCTGGAAATGGCCCTCAACGCCGCGCGGGCGGTCGAACGCAGCGCCCAGTACCAGCAGGACGACCCGCTCGGCTCGTACATCGCGCGGGCCGGCGAGCAGGGGCAGAACGCCGCGCACGTCGCCGCGTGCATGGCGATCGTGTCGATGGCCGAGGACATCCGCCGGATCGCCGACCTGCTCGAACGCGGGCCCCTGTATCCCGACGAGTTCGAATCCGGCCATGAGCCGGGATAAGGGCAACGCGGCGCCGGCGTGGGTCGCGGCGTACCTGTCGCGATGGTGGCCGGGCGCGGAGAAGACCCCGAACTCGCGCCCCGGCCGCGACATCCTCGGCACCCCCGGCGTGGCGATCGAGGTCAAGACCGGGGCCGAGTGGCGGCATAAGTGGATCGCCCAGGCGGCCGGCTACGCGGGCGACGGCGAGATACCGCTGATCGTCTACCTGCCGCCCGGCTGCGGCGAGCGATCGGTGGCCGATGCCCTCGCGGTGCTTCCCCTGCGCGAGGTCATGCCGCTGCTCGCCGCAGCCGGGTACGCGCCCGAACCTACCCGCACCCCCGAGGAGGAGTGATGATCAGCGACCAGCCGCTACCCGAGGGGCACACCGCCCGCAAGCTTGCCGCCGCGCTCGCCGAGGCGGGCGCCCCGCCCGGCATGATCCGCCGCGCCGAGCGCGGCTACTACCACGACTACCTGTCACCGCTCGCCATGCCGGAACTCGCGCTCGTCTCCGAGCTGCGCCGCGCGGCCGCGACGACACCCGACGCGGACGCGCGGGGGCGCCTGCGCGCGCTCGCTATCGCAGTGGCCGAGGGCGTGCACGACGCCAGCCGCGCCGAAGCGGACGAGTGGGCGCGGTCACCGGAAGGACAGGCCACCTTCGGCTCACTCAGTTCCCATTTCCGGACCGGCGCCGAGGAGGAATGATGGCGTTCGGCGAGATCTTCGTCCCGTGGTCTGTCGGGTACGCCCGCGAACCCAAAGTCAGAGAGATGGTCTACGAGCACGGCGAGTCCGGTTTCATGGCCGCGCACCTCTACGTGCTGATGGTGCTCTACTGCCGCGAGAACCTGACCGACGGCTACATCCGGGCATCGGAAGTGGTCGCGGTGGCCGCTCCGCTCGACAAGCAAACCGCATTGCGGCTCGCATCGCTGTTGCAGGACGCTCGCATGATCACCGCACGTGCGAACAGCAATGGCACCGCATGGAGCATTCCGGCGTACGTCAAGAGGAACGGCACCCGGCAGGACGCGATACGGCGCGCTGAACAGGCAAAAGATGCGGCGCGCATACGGTGGGGTAAGCGCGGCGCATCCGACCCGCATAGCGGTCCGCAATCCGGAATCGATGCGAGCGGCGTGCGAGAGTCATACGCACAGGCACAACCAGTCTCGTCTTCTGTAGTTGACGCGGACGCGCGCGGGCGCGGGCGCGCGCGCGACGACGACGATTCGAATCATTCGAACAACCGGGAAGACCTCGCATCGCTCGTTGTCGCGCTGATGGCGTCGGCGGGCGTGCCGTGCACCGCCGCGCAAGCCCCGGGCGTGCTCGACCGGATCACCGGCGGCCGACAGCTAGCCGACCCGGCCGCGTACGTCCGCCGCGCGCTGCGCAGCCAGGCCGAGGCGCGGAAGTTCTCGCCCGGATCGCCGCCGGCGCGCGGAGGCGGCCAGCCTCCGGGGCTTCCGGCGGACTTCCGGGCGCGGGCGGCGGAACTGCGCGCCCGGGAGGCCGGCCAGGTGCCGCTCGGCGACGACGAGCGGATCGACGCCTCGCACCGGGGCGCATCGGACGCGCGGAAGCTGCTCGCCGACCGGGAGCGGCCGCCGGCAACCGAGCAGGCCCCCGAACGCGGCGCCGAACTCCACGGCGAGCAGCTCGCCCGCGCGCAGCTCGCGTCGTCGCGGGCCCACCGGGCGCTTCCCGACGTCGACGCCGACGAACCCGACATCGAGGACATCGACGTCGACGGCGGGTATGACGACGAGCCGCCGTTCTGAGGTCTTGACGGGGCGGCGGCCGGCGATGCACGCTGGCACCGGGGCGGGCACCCCGGCGAGGGAGTTTCGTGATGGCGAAGAACGCGGCGAGCGCGAAGTCCGCGAGGGCGGCAGCGGCGCGGGCCCAGCCCCGCCACCACGCTACGGGCCGGTTCCTGCCGGTCGCGATCCCCGCCCAGGCGTCCCGCTCGGGCAGCGGCGGCGGCGGCCTGGTGGCGGCGGCGGGCGCGGCGAGGACCTCGGGGACGGTACGCCGGTCCGGGGGCCGTTGAGGTGGATGCCCGTTGTCCTGCTCGTGATCGTCGTCGCGGCGATCTTCCTCGCGGGGCCGCTGTGGTGGATCATCGGCGTGCAGTTCGGCCCGTTAGCGACACCTGGACGCGCCGGTGGGGCTGACCGCGCGCCAGCGGAACGCGCTCCCGCGTTCGGCGTTCGTGTACGCGTCCAAAAGCGCACCGCGGTCCGCGTGGCGCTACCCGGTGCCGACCCGCCACATGGCGCGGCAGGCGCGGATCAGCGAGCCGCGCAGGCAGGCGACATTGCGGGCCGCCGTGTCGTTCGCGGCGCGGTCCGACACGATGGGATCTGCCCGCCGGGTGCGCGCGGTCGTCAAGCGCCGGGCGTTACGGAGTCGGCCCGAAGTCGCCGCTGAGCCACAGCCACACGGCGAGGCCGGCGAGCGCGAGCACGAACAGGCCGGCGGCCGCCAGCGCGACCCGGAACGCCAGAGTCATGTCACGTACCGTAGCGGACGCCGGGGCGTCACGACAGCAGCAGCCGCTAGCCGTCGTTTTTCGCCGCTGTCTCGAACAGCGCCCTCATGTGACCGACCGTCATCCCGTCATTGACTAGCCGGGTCGTGGCTGCCTCGCCGAGCAGTTCGGTAAGCGCGTCCTCGACCAGGCCGCGCGCGATCGTGGACATGACCCCGATCGGCCATGTGGCGACGGGCGGCAGCACGTAGCCAGCGCCCCGGAAGGTGAACGGGAACGGCTTGCCGGCGGGCGCCGCGTCATCGAGGCGGAACGGTTCGGCGGATTCCGTCATGACAGCAACCGCTCGGCGGGAAGTCCGGCGTGGGAGTGCTCGATCCGGAGCGGCTGGCGGGCAGCCGGGGTGAAACCGAACTCGCGCGCCCACATGCGGACCTCCACCGAGGCGTCGCGGCGCTGCGAAACGGCCGGGTTCTTGTGCGCAGCCCCGTCACGGCCCATGATCAGCGGTCCGGTGCGCGCGACGAGATCGGACAGGACCGCGAGGAGAGCCGCGGCTTCGCAGTACGCGCCCAGCGCGGTCGCGTCGACGGCCTTGGCGGTGCCCATCATGATCAGGTCGGGCATCACCCGGTCCCATTCGGCGGCCGCGCCCTTGGACAGCCACGCGGGCCGGTCGGGCACCTCGTCGCGGGGGCGCGGCTCGTCGCGGTTGATGCGGTAGCGTTTCTCGCCCTTGAGAACGCGGAGGTTCGTCGGCGTCGGCGCCGGCCCCCTACGTCCCAACGGGCACCGCGCCGGCCGCGATCGGGCGAAGGTGCGCGCCGAGGGCCTCGGTCAGCAGCGGGACGACGCTGTTTCCGATGCGGTGGTGCGCGTGCGCGTAGGTGGTCATCGGCGGCCACTGGTACCCGTCCGGTATGCCCTGAATGCGCATGAGCTCGCCGATGGACATCAGCCGTTGCTCGCGCGGGTGCAGCATTCCGCAGCGGCTCTGGCTGACGGTCGCGGGGATCGTCCAGCAGGGCACGTCCCACGCGGGCCGCTGAAGGTTGAAGTACGACGCGCGGCCGCCCCTTAGTTTCATGGCGTCGGCGGCGTCGTAGCCGGGTTCGGTGATCAGGGCCAGGCGGCGGATTCGCTCGGTGAGCGGCGGCGCCTCGATCACCGGGCCGGGCGTCGGCCTTAGCGCGTCGCGGAGGGTCGTCGGGCGCGCGGACGGGGCGGGCAGGCCGGCCCCGGCGGGCGCCAGGTCGGCGCGGGCGCCGGTGATGATCAGCCGCTTGCGGGTGGTGGCGGCGCCGAACGCGCACGCGTCGACCAGCGCCGCGGTGACGACGTACCCGGCGCCGGAAAGCGCGGCGCAGATCTCGGCGAATCGCGCGGGGAACTGGCGCGGCAGGCCGGGGACGTTCTCCATCACGAACGCGCGCGGCCGCCAGGCGCGCAGCAGCCGCACGAACTCGCCGAACAGCCGCGATCGCGGGTCTTCCTCGCGGCGCCGCCCGAGGGTGGAAAACCCTTGGCATGGCGGCGAGCCGTCCAATAGCCCGAGCTCGCCGGGCGCCAGCGGGAGCGCGCCGGCCCGCACGGCGCCGATGTCGCCCTGGTGGACGGTCACGCCGAAGTTGAGGCGAAGGCACGCGGCGGCGTGCGCGTCGTGCTCGACCGCCAGGACCTCGCGGTACCCGGCGCCGAGGTAGCCGAGCAGCGAGCCGCCCATCCCGGCGAAGCACGATGCGACGGTGGGCGCGTCGTCGGCGCGCGGAGCGGTGGCGGCGGCCCACAGCGCGTCGAGGCGATCGGCGTAGCCGTTCACGGTTCGCCGCCGGGCGCGAACTCGTGACCGCAGTTGGGGCAGGTGACCATTCCGGCGTCGTCGCCGTGGTGCCCGTCGCCGCCGGTCTCGCCGGGCACGAGGTGCCGGAATCCCTCGGGCAGTCCCTCGGCCTGGCGGGCGAGCAGCACCGCGAGGTCATCGCCGTTGAACCCGGACCCGGCCAACCCGCCGTCGTCGGCGGCCATCGTCGCGAGCAGCGCGGTCAGCGCGTCTTCGTCCCAGACGGCGAGGCGCGCGAAGTGGTTGTCGGCCAGCAGGATCTTTCGGGCGGTCTCGTCGTCGCAGTCGACGGCGATCACGGGCAGCGCGGGAATGCCGTGCGCCTGCGCCGCGCGCCAGCGGTGCTCGCCCGCGAGGATCCGCCCGGTCGACTCCTGGACGAGGACGACGCCGAAGAACCCGATCGACTCGATCGACTCGCCGACTGCATCGGGGTCTCCGCGGTTCGGGTTGTCCGGGTGCGGTTCCAGTTGGTCGACGTTCCGCTGCTCGTAACGGTGGGGGATCACTGCCGCCATGGACCGCCGTCCTTTCAGCGCGTCGTTCACTGAAACCGAGCATAGATCCGGATCGGTCCGCACGTCTTTTCGGTGAGCGGCCGCACCGAACAGCGTCTCGGGCGCCGCGGGCCCGGGCGCACGCTCGGGCCGGGCCGCAGCCGGGCAGACGCTCGGAACGCGGGCGGCTGCTCGGGCGCCGGCCGCGTTCGGATGCGGCGGGCCGGGCAGAGACTCGGGTCCGCGGACCCGGGCAGCTGCTCGGGCGAAATCCGGGCAGCCACTCGGGCGCGGCGGCGGGCGGGCGGGCCCCGGCCGAGCGCCGGCGCGGGCGATCCGGCCGGCCGTTCGGGCGCCGGGCGCGCTCGAGCGACGGTATCCGAGCGCGCGCCCGGAGGCGGACCCGAGCAGACGCTCGGAAAAACCAAAAACCTTGGCACGCACGTGCGGGGT